TCGTTGGACTCTTGTACAGGTTCTCCCACCTTTGCGCTATCTCCGGATGGTTCGCCCACAGATACCTCCTTTGTTTCTCCGATTTGAATGGCATCGTCTTCTTTTTTTATTTCTTCTTTAATTTCAACCTTTTTAACAGCTGGTTCAGTTTCTACTAAAGGTTCTTTTAAATTCACCTTTTGTACTTCTTGATTTTTATTTCCTAGTTGTTTTGGTTTTTTAGGTTTATTTTTACCTTTTAAAGTAAATTCACCTTCTTGCTTAGCCTCTACGGCTGCTTGTTTTTCTGACATAATATAATATAATTAAATAATTAATACTAAACGGTAGGTTCTACTAATGCGCCAGGAATACCCTCGTTCTCAAAGTTTATTGGATCACTATCGTTTTTTCTTTGAGCAATCATTTTACTTTGCTGTGTACCTTCCATTTTTATTCTTTTGTTTTTACTTGCTTCTCTTTGTTGTTCTCTTTTTGTTACTCCTTGTTCTTGTAACCGAGCTAACTCCATCGCGTTTTGATGTGCTTGCATCATTTTTTGTCTATCAAGTTGTGCTTGTAGTTGCATACGATCTTTTTCAAATTCGCTTTTTGCTTTTTCGTATTCTACATTAGCACCAGATATAGCCTGTTGTTTTTGAACTTCAGACATAGCTGTTTTTTCTGCCGCATCAGCTTGAGCAGCTGCTTGAGCCTGTATGTTAGCTTGCTGGTTAGCTTGATCTTGTTTTGCTTTTTGTTTACGCTTAACTTTAATCATTTGATTAGCTAATTTAAGATTTTTAATTTGTCTTAAATCAATAGCATCTTCAACATCAATATTTCCAGCTTGTAAAGCAACTTGAATATTTGCTTCTAATTGTTGTTTTTCTTCTTCATCTGGTTCTAATTCTAAGAATATACCAAAATCATGTAAATTAAGATTAACAACTTCTTTTAATGTTTTAATATTATAAGTTGATATAGAGTTTTGCAATGATGATTTTGTTAACGGAAACTCTAAAGCGTCTGCTACTTTTAAGCTAACATTTTCTGCTAATTTAAGAGTTAAATATAAGCTAGATTGTGTAATATGCCTAGTTGCTACATTGGATGCATTAGCGGCCAGCTTCTGTAATCCTACGAGCGTGTTACGATCTGGTAAACTACCATCTCTAGCTTCATTTAGTCCGGTCACGTCTCTAATCATTTGTAAATAATATTGATACGTGCTTATTAAACTCTGTATTTTACCTTGACCAGTTGAAGCACTTAATTCTTGTATAGGTACTTTACCTGGATTCATATCACCTTCTTGTGTTAATGATCTACCAACAATACTACCTGTTTGAAAATACATATTTAATGCTTCAGCAGGATTATAATTAGTACCATTACCTAAATCTACTTCTGCTATTCCGTCCATATCTAAGTAAACACCATCTGGAACCATACGTGAAATAACTTGTTGTAGCTTTAAATGAGTAATTTGAATCATGTCAGCAAATCCAGTACATTTACTTACAAGAGATTCTATTCTACCTTTATAAATTCTTGGTGCAGATATAGCATAATTCATTTTAACCTTAGTTGTATCAGCGTAAGGTCTTGACATGTTTTCTGCTAATTCCCATTTTAATAATGTATCTGTACCTAAAACTTTAGCACCGCTATATAATACCTCAATAGATCTACCAACTCTTTCAAACATATCACTTTCTGGTGGATTAAAAGTATCAGGTTTTTCAATAGCCTTAACTAATCCTTGATCTGTTTGTTTAATTTTAAAAACTTGATTATGATATGTTTTATAATCAAAGTACAAAACTTGAACAGTATTAGAATCATAATCACCCCAACCTGTAATATAAGATCTATTACCAGGCATTGCTTGTATTCTTTTTAATTCTTCTTCAGATATATTTGGAAACTCTTTTTTAAGCTCAGGTATAGTAATTGCTTTTAATTCACCAACATAATATATATCTTCAAAGTTAGGATCTTCTGTATAAGAATAAACCATATAAGCTGGATCAACATAATCTACAGTAATACCTTCTGCTGTATTAAAACTAGTTTTAGCGGCTGCAATACCACAAACTGTTAAATCCATCTTCTTCTGCTATTTCTACACTTTGCTTATAAGATAATTGCATGTGTAATTCTAGTTCTTCAGGACTTTCTGGTAATTTTCCTACTTGAGATTGATATAAATCTATACCTAAAGTTTGTTTTAAATTATCTAAGTATTCTTGAGATAACATATCTTCATAAATCTTAGAAGCGTAATTAGTTCTTTTCTTTATTGACTCTGGATCTTGAGCGTAAGCTTTAATGTCATATGTTTTTGAAGATATACCGTTAACTACTATATCTACAAATTTAGATAATATTGGAACTGGTTTCCAGTCTAAATTAAGATAAGACAAATCACCGTTAATAGCTAATTCATCTTTATATTTTTGTATTGATTGCTCGCCTCTAGCGTATGATCTCAACATGTGGAAATTATTCCAATTAGTTAAGTATCTATTACCACTAGTTCTTCCTTGAGAAAACCACTCTTGTTCAATAGCTTGAGCTACTTGGGAGCCATATTCCCAGCTTGCTTTTTCCGCGTCACTCACAACTTGACTTGGAAAAGGACTATTGGTGTTAGTGTATATATTCATTTAACTTATTATTTTTGATGTAGCGCCTTTGTTATTGTATTTTTTAATACCTAAATCAACCGCTTTTAATTCTCTTTTAACAGATGGAGTATATCTATGTTTATTACACGCCATTAACGCTAAACCAGAACTAATAGATGCATCATGTGTTGTTCTATTATTTATATTAAATTTAGCCCAGTCTTCTAATGTTCTTTGAAAATACATATCTCCATAACCTGTTTCTTTTAAACCTACAAAATGTTCTATATAGGTTTCAATTGCTGCAGCATGAGCTTGTTTTATGTCTTCACTAGAATTAGGTATTCCACCTATTTCTCTTTCTGTAACTGACAATTTGTTTCTTTTCTTATCAGGTCTGTTCATTGCAAAACCTCTATATCCTCGCTTTTTAAAATAATACAATAATCTAGGTTTATTATTTTCCGCAAGTATTGGCATACCATAAAATACACAAGCCATAAGCACATCTTCAAAAAATATTTCAGCTGTCTGCGGTCTTGCTATGTATTCAAGAAAAAAATGATTAGGAGGTGCATTTTCCATACTAAATTTAGTAAGTCCATGCAAAGAACCATTAGAACCTCTTTTATCTACAGTTCCTGATATGTCATATGGATCACAACCAAATGCTCCTATATGTTCGTTACCAGGATAGTTTATACCATTTTTATTATATCTTCTATTTTGCAAAGAATAATCAGGTATCCATGTGACAAAAAATCTACCATTTTTGTTTGGCATAAATATAACTCTTGTATCTTGTTCTCCATTTTCCCATTGAAAATTACCTTGAGTTACATTTATACTATTTTTTACATCTTCATTAAAATCTATTTGTTCGTATATTTTAGTAAGATTAAATAAAGATTCTTTAGATTCATCTCTGAAAGCATGTTTAGTTGTTCTTGGAAATTGTCTATAAAATTCATTTAAACCATCTTGATCGTTTTTTAAACCTTCTACTTCATTTTCCCAATACTCAATTACCCCTTGTTTTATTTCAACTCCATGTGGATCTTTAATCGATTTTTTAGGCGTCTCGAATACAGGTAGTCCATAAGAATCAATGTATCCTTCGTAGTTCCATTCCATAGGTATGAACAAACTATATAATCCTGAGCGAGTCTGTCCATTGCTGTTTCTTTGTGTGACATCTGAGTCATCATATTAAAGTTTCTACCACCTTTATCTAATGAGTTGCTAGTTGAACCCATCATACATTTTCCAATAACTCTACTACCTAATCGTAACGTGGTTTTCGTAACCCTCCAGTTGTTGAGGATGTTGTTGGGCTTTTCCCATTTACCCGATTCGTCGTGAACGAGGAGTTTGAGTTTCTCACCGTCGTAGGAGTTATCACCGGTATTTTTCCAGTCGATGGTGGTGTCAAGCCCCTGTAATTCGTCCTGTAAGGTTTCATCGGCGGAGGCGGTGAGCTTACGACGGGTGTACTTGGTTGCGGGGACACGGTAGGCAAGCTCGGTCTTTGGACGGTCCATTCCGTCCTGGGTCGGTTTGAAAAAGAAGGGATAATTAACTGATAT